TATTGTTCAAAATGTGAAACAATAATTGAAAAAAGTCGCTATTTCATTGAAACAGCGAGATGTGATATAACTGTATTGTCAAAAAATTCCAAAGAGGAGTGGAACAAAAATGAAAGAAATTGTAATCTGGAACCATGAACGTATGCCGATAATCGACGGAATGCCTGCCAGTGTTCCCGATGGGAAGCCGCACACACCTGAACCGTGGGAGGAAAGCTAATGAACCGAACCGTAGATGCTCTGATTATCCCATACGCCCGCAGACGGACGCTAGAGCTTGTTCTGAGCCTTTCTGCGTACGAAGCCGATAAAGATGCTTACCTCGAAGCAAAAGGCATTCTGGAACGCGCAATAGCCGCCTTAGACGATGGACGCGACCCGGCAGACAACATTGAACGCATTGACGGACAGCTCGTAGAGCTGTGATTGGAGGAAAGATGGATAGACGCTGTCCCTTTTGACTTGAACACTCGTGGCTTCCCTGATGTGAAGTAATGGATGCGAAGAAAACGTTCGATTTTTACGAAGTTGTTTAAAATACATTGACTTGACAACTAGAAGATGTATAATCGTATCAAATGAACGTCCGTACTTACCGATCGGGAGGATATGCCACAATGAGTGAACAGGAAAGAGCCAAGATTGACCGATTTATTGCATGGCTGCTGGAACACCCGGAAAAAATTCCGGCAGCGGAACAAGCACTAGACCTAGAATAACAGAAAATCCCTTGCGCAGAGCTACACCAGCCCGGCACAAGGGATTCTTTTATTTTACCGGGCATGAACGTCACATCTTCTCGATCAGGTTCATCAGCGCTTCACGCTGCTCCTTCGGCATGGATTCAAGTTTCTTTCTAATCCGCTCCACTGCTGCATCGACTTCACTTTGCGGCTGCTGGGGCGGGTTTTCTTTTCGGTTGCCAGTAAGAAGGTAGTCAACCGACACGTTGAAATAAGCTGCAATCTTAGAAAGAACCTCTGTGGACAGGCTTTTCGTTCTTCCGGCTTTCAATTCGGAAAGAAAACTGCGGCGAATCCCAATATTGCTGCAAAGGGTTCCGTCTTTGATGCCCTCTTTTTCGCAGAGTGCATGGATGTTGCTGTACAAGTCCGACATAAGAACACTCCCATATTTGTGCAAGTATACAAATGCACAGAATTTTGTACAAAAGAGTTGACTTGTACAGAAGCCTGTACTATAATACAGACATAGGCAGTACAGAACACTGTACAACATAAACTCTCTACACCCTTATATTAGTACAGTTTTCCGTACTTGTCAATAGATTTTAGCAAATGGAGGTGGAATTTTGAAAGAAAACTTCTGTTCTGGCTTTGAGCTGGAAGTGAAGATGAAGCTGTTGCAGCGAGGTATGAAGCAAACGGAGCTGATTCAGGCGGTTCAAAGCGATACTGGATTGTTCCTTGATGATTCGTACCTCTACAAGATTCTTCGTGGTGAGCGAAAGCCGGAGAAGATTATCCAAAGCATCTGCAAGATTCTTGAAATCGAGCAGAATACCGAAAACGAACCTCAGATGTGACTGCAAACGCATTTGAGCAAACAAGCAAAAAAGAAAGAGAGAACGAAAATGACTAAGAAAGAAGCTGCCGTTGTCTGCATCAAGCCCATTGTTAAGAAAACCGCCAAAATCCGCATTATCGGTGATTCTCCGCTGATTGTCCACGCATGGAGCGAGAAGGCGAAGAAGGAGCTGCTTGCATCTCAGCAGGGCACGAAGCTTAAGAAGGACAAGAAGCAGGCTAAGAACGTTTACGGCGAAATCGCAGAAGCGCTGTACTGGATGAACGGCAAGCCGGACGTTGCATACGCTGACTGGACGGAAGAACTGCTGGACAAGTACGCAGCATCTGAGCAGTTCGGTTTCCCTGCTTGCGCTGTTAAGGCCGCTGCTGTTTCCGCTGCATTTCGTCTGGGTTGGACGAAGGATAAGGTTTCCGCTCGTGGAGCATTTATGATTTTCGGCGACAACAGTTCGGAATTCATCGAAATCAAGTCCTTCAAGCCAGAAGGTGAGCCGAAGTTCGTAGGCCGTGAGGATTCTGTTCGTATCGGCATGGGAACCGCAGACTTGCGCTATCGTCCTGAGTTTTCCAATTGGTACATGGACGTTACTATCTCCTTCAACGAGAACGGCAACTTCAGCCTGTCTGACATCGTGAATATGCTGAATGCTGGCGGTGACCAGTGCGGTCTTGGCGAGTGGCGCATCGAAAAGGGCGGTAGCTGGGGCGCATTCCATGTTGAACTGAGCGAATAACGCTTTTTGAAACGGAACGGCTGGCAAGGTAAGTTGTGGCAGGTCGGGGAAAGGACTGGTTAGGCAGTCGGGGTTCGGCTTGTTTAGGAATGCTAGTGTTAGGTTCGTTAAGGCTGGCTAGGCTAGGCGGTCTATGTTGGGTTCCGGCGAGGTTAGGCTGTTAAGGCGGGATGTGGCACGGATTGGCAAGACAGGGCGCCGTGTGGAGTGGCTGGCGAGGCGAGGTGCGTTAAGTTTTGGTGTGTTATGTTGAGTTGATGTGCGGAGCGTTAAGACGCGGCAAGGCTGGCGAGGTTGGTCGCGGACGGCAAGTAATGGTGTGGATGGGCTGGATAGGTGTGTTCAGGCGAGATGCGTTCGGGTGCAGTTTGGTATGTAGCGGCTGGCATGGAGCCAAAAATTCAGAAAGGAGCAAAAAATGAACATTAAAACTGGTTATCAGTGGAAGAACGACAAGTGCTGTTACAAGGCAACTGCCGATGAAGCCGCTGGTGCGTTTGAAGAAATCCGGCAGAACAGCGGCAAGCTAACGCCGGAGCTGGTTGTTGATTATGCTAGACCGAAGGAATCGGTTCTACATAACGACTTCGAGTGGAGAGACGAAGTTGCCGCCGAGAAGTACCGTCAGGGTCAGGCACGGCACATGATTGGAGCAATTCGCATCACCAGCGAGGATACGCAGGAGCCTGTCAGAGCCTACGTCAACGTTACGGTGGTTGCGCCGGATGAACCGCCTGTTCGGTCTTATATGCCGATGAAAGAGGTTCTGGAACACCCGGATTTGCACAGTCAGATGATGGCAGACGCTTTCCGAGATGCACAGAGCTTCAAGCAGAAGTACAACACACTGGAACGGCTCAAACCTGTCATGGATGCGATGGACAAGGCGTTTGATGCAGACCAGACAAAACACGAGCAAATGAAAATGGCTGCCGGAATGGAAGCCAGCATCAAGGGGGCGATCAGATGAAACAGTATTTGGATTTGAAAGTTGACCTTGAGAACCCAGATGAAGCTCGGCATACCATTGACGAACTGGTAAAGATGTACGAAGAGGACAAGCTCAAGTGGACGGAAGCAGAGCTCGCCAACGCGGAACTTACGGCAATGCGTATTATGAACCGGCTGTGTTTGGATGGGTATAGCATCGAATGGTGCAAAGCCACGGAAGCGTATGACTACAAGGCGGTTTCTGTTTGGCTTAGTAAACCGGATAATGAAAGCTTTAAGAGAAATGCAACGTGCTGTATCCGTTCTACTTATTTTGATATTTGGGTTGCCAAGTGTGTCTGCCTATGCCGAGCTACCGGCAGGGACGTGCCCGCCTTCATCACCAAAAAGGCTGGTGAGTGTTGGTGACGTACTTTTACAAAGCACCAAGCCGGAAGCGCAGGTTGAAGCTTGCAATGGCAGCGGGCGTGTCCCGGAACGAAGCCAACAAGGTGCTGTGGATGGAAAAGATGCTGAACCAGTGCTTTGAACGGCATAATCGGGAAGCCAGAGAGAAAGACGGTGAACGCGATGAATAAATTCTGCGTTCGCTGCGGAGCGCTTCTTGAGTCTCCGAACGCAAACCAGAAGTATTGTGTCGTATGTGCACACGACGTTCAGCTTGAACGGCAAGCGAAATGGAGACGTCGGAAGGGCAAAACCGAACGAGTGATGGGTCTCTGTGCGTGGTGCGGTAAGGCGATGGTGAAGAAAACACCAGATCAGAAGTATCACAAAGATTGTGCCAGAAAGGCCGAAAGGTCATGCGCACCGTCTGGATATCAATTCAAGCTGCCAGAAAGGCAAAGACCGGCTCCGCCTAGATACAGCATCAAGCAAATAAACGACAAGGCAAAGTCGCTCGGAATGAACTACGGGCATTACAGTATGTTGCTTAGTCAGGGGAAGGTGGAGCCGCCCGATGAACGGTAAATACTACGGTCAGCGTGAAATCCGCTGGCACAGCCGGGAGAAGAAACGGCTGGAACGCATCAACAAACGAAAGGAGAAAGATGAAAGCACTCGTGGAAATCGTCCTGATCTGGGGCATTGTCTTAGCATTGATTCTCGCAGCGTTTCTGCTGAACTTCTGGCTTGTGCATCACATCGAGATTTTGGTCGGAGCTAAGGCGACATGGTACATCATTGGCGTTAGCGCTCTGATGGCAACCATTTGGATTTTCGGTGTTGGTAAAAAGGCATGACGCTGGAAGATGCAATGAGGGTCAGGTACTTTAACATCAACGACCTTAGCCGTAGATCGGGAGTATCAAGGCCGACGATTTACAGCATCTTGGGCAAGCGAAAGAAGCAGAAAAGTTCCGTTCGGGTCGATACGCTTCTAAAAATCGCAAAGGCGTTGAATGCAAAAATAGTCATCAACGAGAAAAAGACGAACGGATTCGACATTATTTTGAAAGAGGTGAAGAGAGATGAAAACAGTTAAAGGCACGGTGCTGTGCTGTATGAGCATTTCGCTTGCTATCGTAGCTCTTGGGTGCGGGAACGCCATTGAGAACGCGACGGACGGATGGGAGATGCTTGGATACACGTTCCTTGCTCTGGCTGTATTTCTTGTGGCTTTGATTTTAGCCGCAATTGGCGTAAGCGCCGAAAACGAGCGCATGGAGCAAGAGAGCCGGAAAATCAAGCGCATCCCGTATCACACAAACGAGTGGAGGGATGCCAAGTGAAGTGCCCGACGTGCGGAAGCGAGAAAATCAAAATCTATCGCAGCACATCATGCGAAGACAACATCATCCGACGGAGGCTCTGCGAAAACTGCGGCCATGCGTGGAATACAGTCGAAATCGACCTAGACCAGTGGAACTCCGTAACGAGGAGCTTCAGCAAGATGAAATATGTCATATCTCAGTTGGAAGCCCTTGTGGAAGAGATGAAGGCAAAAATCCTGAAACTTGGAGGTACGGTATGAACGAGATGTACGATTGCTCCGGCTGTTTTGATCGGTTCGGTGGCGTGGTTGAGCCGCCAGATGACTACTACTTTGCACCCAGAGCGGACGAAGAACCTGAATGGCAGCGGCCAGACGAAGTGGATTCTGTGTGCTGGGGAGATTGATTTTGTACAGCCAAGTTAAGCCAAAGTAAGAACAATGAAGCCTAATGAAGCCGAAGAAAGGAAAGAAAATGGCAGTATTAGTAATGGTCTACGGTCATTCCGGCAGCGGTAAGTCCGCTTCGCTTCGGAACTTTGACCCGGAACAGGTGGCGGTTATCAACGTGCTTGGCAAGCCGCTGCCGTTCCGCAGCAATATGAAAACCTATATCACCAACGACTACGGAAAGATTGACGCCGCAATCCACAGCACCAAGCGTAAGTCCATCGTCATTGACGATGCCACCTATCTTATGACCGGCGAGTTCATGCGGAACGCAAAGGTCGCCGGATACCAGAAGTTTACCGACATGGCAGCCAACTTCAACGCTTTGCTGATGAGGGCGAAGGAACTGCCGGACGATGTTGTGGTCTACTTTTTCGGCCACAGCGAGCGTGACGGAGACGGTGGTGAGAAATTCAAGACCATCGGCAAGCTACTGGACGAGAAGGTCTGCGTGGAAGGGTATTTTACAATCGTTCTGAAAACGGTTGTGCAGGATGGGCGATACCTGTTCAGCACTCGCAATGATGGGATGGACACCGTGAAAACCCCTCTGGGAATGTTCAACGATGCGCTGATCGAGAACGACCTCGCCGCCGTAGACAAGACCATCCGTGAGTATTACAACATCCCGGTTCAGCCGGACAGCAAAGGAGAGTAACAGATGAAGAACATCAACTGGAATGACGTGCAGGAAGCCACCGAACGCCGTGACCTACCTGTTGGCGGCTATGTTGCCGGTATCTGCAAGGCAACGGACGAACCCGCAAAGGAGCGCCTGAACATCGAGTGGGAAGTCGCAGAGGGCGAGTTCAAGGGTTACTGGCGTGAGCAGACCGCTTCCCTTATCGAGCGCGGCAAGCTGAATCCGGGCGAATGGGCATGGGGCGGAAAGACCATCAAGAGCTACAAGGAAAAGGCACTGCCGTTCTTCAAGGGCTTTATCACCGCTGTGGAGCAGTCCAATCCGGGTTATAAGTTCAACAACGATGAAAAGACCCTGCGTGGCAAGCTGGTCGGCGTGGTTCTTCGTGAGGAAGAGTACATGGGCAACGATGGCAACATCAAGACGAAGCTGGTAGTTGACCGCTTCACCAGCGTGGACAAGATTCGTTCTAGCGATTATGAGGTCAGACCGAAGAAAACACTGACTGGCGGGTCTGGCTCCGGCTACTCGCAGGGTGGGAACGATGACTTCTCGGTGATTGAAGAGGACGGAAGCCTTCCCTTCTGACCTGTAAGGCATTGACCGCCTACCTTATATAAGAGCTTCGCTATCTGGCTGGACGGGCGTTTGGAAAAATGAAGCACTTGGGCGACATCACAAAAATTCACGGCGACAAGATAGAGCCTGTAGACTGCATCACGTTCGGAAGCCCGTGTCAGGACTTGTCCATTGCTGGTCGCAGGGCAGGACTTGCGGGAGAACGCTCCGGGCTGTTCATGGAAGCGGTTCGAATCATAAAAGAAATGAGGTCAAGCACAAATGGACTGTATCCAACTTTCGCTGTTTGGGAAAACGTCCCAGGAGCATTCAGTTCCAATGGAGGAGAAGATTTCAGAGCCGTGCTGGAAGAACTTGCCCGCGTGGAACAACCAGACGCTTCAATTCCTCGACCTTCGGGTAGGGGGGGCAGATGGAGCAAAGCAGGAGCAATCGCCGGAAACGGATGGTCTCTGGCTTGGCGACAGCTTGATGCTCAATATTGGGGAGTCCCCCAAAGAAGAAAGCGTATCGCTCTTGTCGCAGATTTTGGAGGTCAACGTGCCGCAGAAATACTATTTGAGCGAACGAGCCTGTCAAGGCATCCTGATTCGCGCATCACGGCGTGGAAAGAAATTGCCGGACTTACTGCAAACTGCCCTGCTGAAAATGATGGAGTGGTGGGAGCCGGGCGCGGCCGCAAAGGCGATAAAGATGCTGATTGCAGAAGAACAAAAACGGATAAGACGGGAGAAGCTGGCCGCTCTGAACGAGAGGAAAGAACTGATAAGAGAGAAAGCGGAGAAGTAGCTGCGTACTCTCTTAAAATCCGCTCTGGCTGCGCCGGAGGAGGAAAGGGCGCGCTTGTGCAAACAGAAAAAGTCGGGACGCTATCGACACTCCAAGACCAGACGATTTTCCAGCTAGTGCAAGCCGGGGAGATAATCCCAATAAACACACAAATCGCTACAAGACACATCTCGATGGGAGAAAAAACAGGTCTTGGAGTCGGAAAGAATGGAGACCCGGCCTTTACTCTACAGGCACGGCATGAACACGGCGTGTGCTATTGCATTGCGGGAAACATTGTTGACAGAGCCGATACGGCAGGGGCGAACGGCTTGGGCGCAAAAGAAGAAGTGGGCTATACACTGAACACAATCGACCGTCATGCAGTTGCGTATTCCATAAATCCGTTGTCAAGTAACAGCATGAAATCGGCAAATCCGTACAGCGGGTTCAATGAAACAGGTGTAAGTAAAACGCTCGACTGCTCTGACGCAAGCCCAACGAAGAATCAGGGAGGACTTGTCATCGTTCAGCCGATTCCGATTCAAGACAAAACAGGAACTCTTTCGCCAGGCGCTCACGCTGGAAGTTACAATGGACAGGATGCTTACAACGATATGCTGGTAAGGTGCAGAGTTTTTGACGCAAGAGGTAATGGAAATGGAAAGACGGTTCCGACCATTACGGGAGACCACGAAAGCAGAATCACTGATTATACAGCCATTGCGGTTGAACACGCTGGCTGTTTGACACCGTGGGATGTTCAGAGCCGCAGGATTTTTTCTGAATACGGGAAATGGCCGGCGTTGTATAGCGGAGAAGGCGGCGGACATGGATATGTGTTTACACTCCGATGGATTGTTCGCCGTCTAACCCCTATGGAATGCGAACGTTTGCAAGGATACCCGGACGGATGGACGGACATTGGCGAATGGACGGATAGCAAAGGAAAGAAACACAAATACGCTGACAGCCCACGGTACAAGGCTCTTGGCAACTCAATCGCTTTGCCGCAGTGGTTCTGGTTGGTGCAGAAGATGCGCCCTTACCTGAAAGAAAAACCTACGCTGGGCAGTCTGTTCGATGGCCTGGGCGGTTTCCCTCTGGTCTGGCAAAGAGCATACGGCGAGGGAACCGCACGCTGGGCAAGTGAAATCGAAGAGTTCCCGATGGCTGTAACAAAAAGGAGATTTGGCGAAGAATGATTACCTGTTGTCTCAACTGCACATCACGCCACCAAGCTTGCCACGATACCTGCGAGAAGTACAAGGCAGAGAAGAAAGACTTCGAGGAACGCAAGGCATTCGTGTATGAGCTGAATCACAGCCAGAGCGTGTACCACCGTGATTACGAGGATAAGCACCGGGAACGTGGCAAGAAGCGTTTTCTCGGAAGTGAATTTAGAGGTGAACGAGGATGAGACTTGTTGACGTAGAGCCGTTTATTGAAGCGTGGAAGAAAAGCGGGAACGGTAAAAAAGCCGAAGCTAAAACGCTTATGAACAGCGGGATTTACTCTGAATACGATAAAGGAGTTGCCCTTGACGGCGCTGCTGACCTTGTTTTGGCACTTGCCGAACAGCTTGAAAACGCTCCATCAACTGCGTGGACAAGTGTAAAGGACAAACAACCGAAAGAAGATGGAATTTATCTTGCTGTTTACGATCTTTTGAAATGGAAAAATCTGATTGGAAAAAGCAAGTTTTCAAACGGAAAGTGGGTTGGCAATAGAAAAACAGTCAAGTTCTGGATGCTGATTCCTAAAATTCCGGGAGACAACGAATGAACACCGGCAAGCAGTTTGAAGCAGACTTCAAAGCATCCGTCCCGTCCGATGCGTGGTGCTACCGCCTAAAAGACAGTGCTGCCACCTACTACGGCGGCAACGAGAGCCTGTCGTTTTCCATCGACAACATCTGCGACTTCCTTGTATACCGATACCCGATGAACCACCTGTTCGAGCTGAAAACTATTGAAACGCCTTCTATCCCTCTGGAAAAGGTGTTCGGCAAGTACGACAAGGCAAAGTGCAAATACCGTAAGGAAAAGCACATCACTGATATGGTGGAAGCAATGGGGTATGGCGGTCAGACCGCTCATGTGATAGTCAATTACAGGGCGGTCAACCGCACCTTTGCAATCCCTGCCAGCAAGGTTCTAGCGTTCCGTTACAACGAGAGCCGGAAGAGCATCCCTTGGCAATGGGCAGAGCAAGAGGGGATAGAGATCAAAGCAAAAAGGCTGCGTGTCCATTGGCGGTATGACGTGGATGGGCTGCTAAAGAGATTGGAGAAAGAACATGAAATGCGATAGGTGCGGTGAAGCATTTGATTACTACGACAATTCCCTTTGCGGGAACTCAATCCAAAAGACGCTTGTAAACGAAAACAAAAATTTGGTTTACCCATCGTTTGAGGGATACCCGCCGATTTGCCTTTGCCAACATTGTATGGCAAAGCTGAACAACTGGCTGAAAGGAGAACAGAAGTGAGCAAAAAAATGTCTGAAGTTTTACCGCCTGATGAAATCCTTGCACAGCTTGCAGAAGAATGCTCGGAATTTTCACAAGCGTCGTTAAAATTGCGCCGTGCGATGAACGGCGTGAATCCTACACCAAAAACCGTTCCAGAATGCTGGGAGAACTTCATTGAGGAATACGCTGATGTGTTTCTGTGTATTCATACTCTGTTGGAAGCAATGGGCATTAGCATGAACGAGTTTACCGAAAAGGCGGCTGATGTCGTGGAAATGAAGCAAGCCCGCTGGCTCTCTCGCCTTGAAGCAAAGGAGCAGTCAGATGAATAAATTTGGAAACTGCCCCTTGTGCGGAAAGCAGGTCAAGCCGACCAACCTCCGCAAAATCGCACGACAGAACCAGTTGTACGGCTTTCGCATGGCTCTGGATGGTATTGCTACCACATGGGGCGCACTGATTCAGAATCTTCGGTGCGATGCAGACCTGACCGATGAACAGGTGCAGAAAATCATCCGTATCGGTGACAGGTACTGGGAGATGGTCGGCAAGTTCAAAGAAGAGGACATGACCCCTGACGAGTTTGCAGATTACATCACTGCAAAGTCGGAGCAGGTCGAAAAAGAGCTGAGAGAAAGGTGGAGCTGATGGCGGTATTTTCGGTAGAAGCTATTTCGGAAATCACTTCAGTAAATCCAAAGTCTTGCCGTATTAAAAGAGCAACGTTCACTTGTTACTTCTGCAATACTGCCATTTCTGTGTGCGATGAACGTATTGCAACTGCGATGGCAGATAATGGGGAAACTCCTATTTGTCCGATTTGTGGAAAGAAAACTGTATGCAGTCTATATGAGTTTCAATCGCACGAAAATCCAAACATCATAGAGGATGTTAGGTGGAGGTAACAATGTTTGAATTTGCAACTCGCTGGCTGGTCTGCCTAATCCTACTGGCGGTGGTGGTTCAGTCCGAACGGACAATCAAAGACATGGCAGACAACCTGTTTGAAGAGCGTCGGGCAATGCTCGTCTGGCTGTTCGTCAACGTGTGTCTGGCCGTTTGTACGGCTGTTGTGATGGGGTGGAGGTAAAAACATGAACAGATATGACATTGAAAAGAGTATGGAAAGAAGCCGTAGAAAGTTTGCGATTCTGCAAGGCGTTGTAATCGCTTTTATTGCAGTCGTGGCGGTTTCGTCTATCGTACTTTCCATCTTTATGTATAAGGGCTTGTTTTCCGCAGACATTCCAGAATGGATGAAGTGGGCGTTTGTGTTCCTTGGGAAGTAAAAATGATGATTCAGGAAATCAACATGGTAGGGCGTGAAAGGCTGGCTTTTCTGTATGGTCTTTATAGCGGCTGTGCGAAATCCGAAACTGAGCTTAATATCAAAGGCATTTATCAGGAAATGGCTTCCGAGTTAGCTTGGTGTTTGGGATTCAACGAGAACTACAGCAAATGTTATGAGATGAACGGGGAATAACCAATGGACAACGAACTTTACTGCCCGATGAAGATGACCAGCAATCCGCTTGGTCGGTGCGTCTGCGAGAAAGAAAAGTGCGCTTGGTGGCGGCAGTTGGACAACTGCTGTTCTATCTGGTGGATTGCGCGGAAGCTGGACAACATCGAAACGAAGATGAAGAGGTGAGAACGTGAAGCTGGTTGATGTTGAGCCAATTATTGCGGCTTGGAAAGCTGTTGGCATTGATAAAAAGAATGAAGCGAAGTCGTTTTTGGATAGCAAAAACTTCATCGTATACATACAAGGACAAATCAGAAATAGCATTGGAGATGTGTTTTTAGATTTAGCCAACGTATTGGAAAAATCTGAGCCCGCCAATATATGGTTTGATGCCAAGAAAGTTTTACCCGAAAAAGAAAAAGAAGTTCTCGTAAAAAGAGAAAAGTTCGGCATTGAAATTGCATTTTTATCTTATGACGGATTATGGCAAGAGCGCGACGAGTACATTGTATTTGGAGATGTAACTCATTGGGCGTATCTTCCTGAACTGCCAAAGGAGGTCTGATACATGGCAACACCCCCGAAGCGTGGTCGTGGCAGACCGCCTCTGACCGAAGCTGAAAAGAAAAAGCGTGAGAAGCGGGCGCAAAAGGCGAAAGAAGAAGCCGCTGCGAAGCGTGAGAAAGAGCGTGAGAAGAAGAAACAACAGATGCTTAACAAGCGGAAATCTATCCGCTCACAGGTGAGTAAAAAGGTGAAAGAGCAACAGGAGTTAGCAATCACGAGGTCTAAGATGCTGAACACAGGCGATTTGCAGTCAAGAATCGGTGATGAAGAGGACAAGAAGGTTATCGGCATGATTGCAGCCAAGTATTTTGGCGACCTTCCGGGCGTTGACATGAATAACCCAATTGAAGTGCAGCAACGCCTTGATTTCTTCTTTGACGCTTGCATTGAAGCCAGAATCTCCCCTGTGGTCGAATGGATCGCACTGGTGCTTGGCATCGAATGGGTAAGCCTGAAGCAGATTATGGCAGGAAAACGCCGTGACGACAGCTTGCAGCAAAAATACATCTTGAAGCTAATTCTGCAAATGCAGTCCATGTGGGCGTACAACGGTATGTATGGTCAGGAGAACCCGGCAGAGTGGATTTTCCGAGCCAAAAACTACTTTGGTATGCGTGACAACGTAGAAGTCACTGTTGCACCGCCTGAACAGCCGTTGGGCGATGCACAAAGCGCAGAACAGCTCGCTCAGAAATATCAGACGGCTTTGCCGAAAGGGATTGACGTGGAGTACAGAGAGGTGGGGGAACATGAAACAACAGTTGGTTGACTTCTCCGACCCGATTCTTTCGGCGGTGCTGTTTATCTTGCTTAAAGACCGTACTACCGGCAAAAACATCATCTGGGCAACAGAGCCACCGCCTGAACTGGGCGCAGGCTTTGCGGATGAAATTACATTAGAACAAATCAAGAAGTGCCCACCAGTTCCACGAGTTCTCAAGCGTCTGGATGAGCAGAAGCAAAGAACCAAAGCAAAAGCAGAGGTTTTCACTCCTTCTTGGGTCTGCGAAAAGATGATAGACATGGGCGAAGAAAACGGTGCGATGCCCGATATGAAGAAAGAGCCTATCAAGTACATCCATTCGACAGTCCTTGAAATCACCTGCGGAGAAGCACCATTCCTTGTGAACCGATACGACACGGTAACAGGCAAAAAGATTTCAGTACCAAAACGGAAAGGACTATTTGACCGCAAACTGAAATGTGTAAACAACTGGTTTGATTGGAATGTCTGGACATGGCACGATGTGGCAGAGGACGCAGCGACGACTACATACGGCTATGAGTGGCAGGGTGACAGCCTGTTGCTTGCAAGAGCAAATATGCTCCTGACATGGCGAGAGAACTTTAAGTGGCTATTCGGCATAGAGCCTGACGCTGGGAAGGTTCGCAACATGGCTGCTATCATCTCATGGAACATCTGGCAGATGGATGGGCTGAAAAAGAACGTGCCCGGTACGGACATTCCGTGCAAAATCAAAGACTGGAAAGCTGACAAAGAAATTCTATTTAAGGACGTTGGGGAGGACGGCTAAGAATGTACATGATTGTTTTAATAATTATTGTAGGCATTGTGTTTATATTCTCGACACTGTTCTTCATCGGGTGGCTGATTGGCTACCCTATTTACAGAAAATGCAAAAGAGAACCTGTGTTTTACGATTCGAACTACGCTCTCGTGTTGTGTTTGGCTTTGCTGGTTGTAGCTGTATGCGACATTATAATACAGATTATGGTTATTATGTTTTAAGAAGGTAAAAGTAATGCAGACTGTCAGAGGAATTTACCACAAGCGAGTGTGTGACCGCTGCGGAGCGGTTCTGGGCGGCAGGATGATGAACCCTGACGAATACTTCAAGGACTGGGCGTGGCGCAGGGACACTGGCGACCTGTGCCCGGAGTGCTATGAGGAGTACAAGCGAGTGATCGGGCGGTTCAACGCCAACAGAAGGAGAAAGAGAGGGCAGATATAATGAAAAAGTGCGCTCTTTACAGATGCAAACAGTGCTTTGCGACCATGGCAGACGAAAGCGATGTCAGAATCGACAAAGACATTGTTGATTGGATGTTTGAAAACGAAATGGAAGAAAGCAAGATTGGGTTTATCGCAAAGTTCAAAATAAGCGATAAAGTCCTCATTCATCGTTGCTCCAATAACACCGTTGGATTGTGTGAGTTTATCGGATGGAAGGAGATGGAGGAATGAACTTCTACTGCACCACAGAGCATTGCTCTTGCATGGGCATCAAACAGTTCTCTGCTGGCAAAGTTATCCGATGCACAGCAGAATCCTGCAAAAACAAATCTGAGCAGTCCTGTGGCTCTTGCAAATGGTACGCAGAGCCGGAGGGCGTATGCGTAAACGACCAGTCAGAACACGTTGCAGACTTCGTGTGGGACGAATGTGGATGCAAGGAATGGGAGAAAAGAGAAAATGACAGCTAAAGATACGATCATCATATTTGTTTTTGGGTCAATTATAACATTATTCGTTGGAGCCTTTATTGCGGTTCTTGAAATGTTTCTTTGGGATATGACCGATAGCATTTCACTTGAATGGTCATGGAAGCATCCAGAACGCTCAACAATTATTCATGCGATAATGGTGGTGACTATCAACGCCGTTACTTTTTGCGGTGGATTTTTGGCTGTATGGCTGGCGAAAGGATGAGGAAATGAGCTATGATATTTCGCTGTGCGACCCCGTAACGCATGAAACGCTTGAAGTGGATGATACGCACTTTGTTGCTGGCGGTACTCGTTCCATTGGAGGAACAAAGGAACTTTGACTTAATATCACCTATAATTATGGAAACTACTTTCGTCGTGATGATGTGTTGGGTAGAAAGGGCATCCGCTCCATTTACGGCAAAACAGGCGCAGAGAGCATCCCAATGCTTGAAAAGGCTATTTCTGCACTAGGTGACGATGTAGACGATAGCGACTACTGGAACGCCACAGAGGGCAATGCCAAACGCGCCTTGTATGGTCTGCTGGCGTTTGCAAAGATGCGTCCTGATGGCGTGTGGGATGGAGATTGAAGGGAGAAAGAAAAATGTCTTTGTTTGAAATTGTACTCGGTTTTGTTTTGACGACAATGATTGGTTTTGTGTTCGTTTCCCCGATTTATTTGCTCGAAAAATATATAGTTTTTAGCACTTTGGACAAATACATAGACAACGTAATCTTGAAAGCCATTGCGGTTGTAGCAGTCAATGTTCTTTTCTTTCTCGTTGGGTTTGCGATCATCTTTAGCGTTTACGGTTATAAGTGTTGATAACACGATTTGAAGAAAGGACGGGCAATGGAAACCAGACCGATTGATGCAAATGCACTCAAATTTTATTTTTCTGATAGGCAGATGGAGTATGCAAGCGTGGATGAAGCTGATTACACATTTAACGCCTTAATGTTCGATGTGCTCGGAGACGTAATAACAGCTATTGAAAATGCGCCAACAATCGAGGTGAAAGACAATGGCTAACACACTCTGGCATCCAGCAAGCGAAACGCCACGAGAGCGGACGCAGCCTTTGTTGCTTGCGACTAAGACGACGTGGCGTGATAAAGATGGAAAAATGTTGCAAGGTTTCTCGCCAACAGCGTACTTTCTCAGCTGTTACGCAGACGGTCAGTTCTGGGATGAGATAGGCGAGAGATTGCCGGATAACGTGACGGTCACACATTGGATGCGCATTTATGCGCCGGAGGGTTGACAGATATGAGACCGATTGATGCAGATGCGCTGCGCCAGAAGATTGAAAAATGCGCTTTGGACGCAGACAGAGCTAGTTCCTTTTCGAATCCCGATGGAGGAGCTTTCTACGATGAGGTTCTGGATGCTATTGATGCAACACCGACTATTGACCCGAACATTCAGTGTCCTGTGACGCATTGAATGACGTTTCCGATGGTATAGGAGGGCTTATGGAAAAGAATGTCGTTGTTACGCAAGATATTGTTGACGCATTCACGGCAGAAATGCAGGAAGCATACAAAAAGTACGGTGATGATGAAGAAATCGTTCACAGCATGATGGATGGCATCATGTGTGAAACCTTAGAAAAGCTGGGCTTTGCAAAAGGCGTGGAAATCTTCAACGAAGCGCCGAAATGGTATGCGTAAGGAGGATTAAAAATGGATAGATTTGAAGGATTAACAGAAGCGATGACCCAATGTGCTGCATCACTTGAACAGCTTGCAAATGCTATCAGACAGTCCGAAACGCAGTGTGGTTATATCAAGCAGAAGCACAACCGACCTGTATACCGTAAAGGCGCAAAGATACATGAAGGTTGCAAACGAATTGTGAGAACGAGAGAGGGATTTAGAAAGTGAAAAAGCTTAAATTTCCTGAGGATTTCTTTGCATACGAAAACCCGGACTGCCCCGATAAGGATATTGAAAAAGCCGTGAACAGGATGAAGAACTGGATGAAAGGCGAGACCTACAAGAGCAACCCTTGGTTCTTTATGGCTCATAGCAACTATCTGATTATCGGTCTGATCGCTGAGGATGGGCAGAAAACAATCTACGTTGCACGGCAGTATTATGAGATAGTCAACATTCCGGGCGAAGGATGGCTGCGTGAACCTGACGCTGAGTGCCTGTTTTAATGGGGGATAGGTATGGACAAAAAACGAGACAGCTTTACATTTCAGCGATACTACTTTGAAGCCATCTCCACACTCAAAAGTAAAGAGAAATTGGAACTTTACGATGCAATCTGTGCATATGTTTTTGAAGAAAAAGACGCAACTTTGAACTCAAAAAAAGCAGAATCTTGTTTCATTTTGATTAAGCATCTGCTCGATGAAGAGCGTAAAAGAAGCGATATTGCGTCAAAAGGATGGTCTACACGAAAGTCAGCTCATTCTCATATCATAAATGAGATGAAGGTCAGCTCATATATGAGCTCAAAGTCAGATGACAATGAACCCATTGTATCAACTGACAGTCATGTGAACGTCAAGACCTTGCCGGAGAGCGCAGTCAAGAAGAAACCTGACATCTTCTCCGACTTTGCTCATGGCGATAAAGCCCTGTTGGAATCCCTGCGAGAGTTCGCACAGATGCGTACAAGAATCAAGAAGCCTATGACAGACCGGGCAAAACAGATGCTCTGCAACAAGCTGGAAAAGTTTGATCGGCATGACTGGAAAGCCATTCTCGACCAGAGCATCTATGCCGGATGGCAGGACATTTACGCATTGAAACAGGATGACCAGTACGAGCAAAGTACGGAGATGGAGTTTCCTAGACTATGACAATAGACGTTCAAACGGTATTTATCGGCGGTCTAACGCTGTGCAAGAGAGATGTTGCAACTGAAGTCATGGTTGAAGTTGATGATTCTGACTTCGAAACAAAAGAGCTGCAAGAGGCTTTCAATGCCATTAAGGGCTATTGGGAACTTCGTGGGTATGTAGACGTTGTAGACCTCAGAGAAACGCACAAGAACGTTGCAGATTTGATTGTGGAGTGCAGCAAAGCGTGTGAAGCTGAGTGCGTTGTCCTTAGTCGTGAACGCATGGGAGAATGGGCTAAGCGGATAAAGGAAAATGCTGCGTTAAGGCGTTTCCAGTCGCTTGCAGTTGAATCCACCAGCGCATTGACGACTTATGAGGACTTGTCTGAAATCTATCAGCAGATGGGCGAAGCAATGAGCCTGAAAGCTGAGGAAGAAGATGCGTGGACGTACGAAGACGTATTGAACGACTATGTGCTTCACATGGACGAGAAGCCTGTGTATATCAAGACAGGCCTAGAACGTTTGGATGAAGCGCTGCACATCTCCCCGGGTGATTTTATCATTATCGGCGGCAGACCGTCTGCGGGCAAGACAGCCTTGTCCTTGCAAATAGCAGCAAGCATGGCAAAGCAAAACTACATCGTGTACTATTTCAGCTTGGAAACCAGCAAACGCAAGCTGGGCGCACGTCTGATGGCTAATCAAATATACTGCCCTCTGGACACGGTGAAAAACAAGGCGGTCAGCTTGAATGAGATTGACGGGCAGGCAAAGAACATGAAAATGCCCTTATATATCCGTTCCGCTGCCGGAAAGAACGTGGCGTGGATGAAGGCTCAGGCTCTGCGTAAAAAGGCTCAAATCATCTTCGTAGACTATCTTCAACTCATCCACGAAACAAGCGCAAAGGACAGATATGCTGCCATTACAGCCATATCCATTGCCTTACACGAACTGGCACAGACCACATGCATTGTCGTAGTGGCACTGGCACAGCTCAATCGAAACCCATCTAAGCCCGGAGCAACGCCTACCAACTCTGACTTGCGAGAGAGTGGACAGATTGAACAGGACGCAGATGCGATCATCCTTCTGTCCGGCGACAACCCCGACAAGTACCTGTTCCGGCTAAGCAAGAACAAGGAAGGTGAGATAGGCGACCTTCCCATCACGTTTAACAAGCAGATTCAACGTTTTCAAGAGTATACTTGGATGGAATAATTGAAGAATTGCACCAGATGTGGTATAATAGATAGCGGGAACGATAGTAGCTATATTTATCCCGCTTTCGGCTGTCCTGTGTGCTGGTAACACATAGGGCAGCTTCTTTTTTTTTGTTTGTTTTTTAAGTATAACCATTTAGTACTGATTGAGTAAGTGAAAAGTGAATGCCTTGAAATAAACGAAGAAACGCAAAAAATATGACGTTTTGCTACATACAAGGAAAAAGAGAAGGAAAAAGAGAATGAGAAGGAGAGGGATAAAGAAAAAGAGAATGATACTGCTGACGCAGTGGGCGACAGCACCCCGAAATAAAAAGCCCCCTTTTTCGTTTTTGAAAAGCCCCCTTTCTGAAATTCAAAAACCGAACAAGGAAGAGGACAAGGACATGAACGTGGAAAAGAACACGAACACGGAATAAGAAAGGGGTTACTGCTAACGCAGCGAGAGAGGGCGAGAAACAGCCAAAAAGAATCAGGTATAAAAGCTATCGGCCGAATGCTAAAAACGGTATTTCCCACGCTGAATAGGGGCTGTGCCGTTGCGTTATGATGATTAAGTAGCTGACCGAGCCGTTGCAGAAGCCCGCCTAGCGGATTTTAATACTTAGACGGCAAACTTATCGACCAAACACAGAAAACAGCTCTGGCACGGCTTTACAGGGCTGTGAGCACATTGTAGAAGTCTACGACTATTGCAGGAGGAGAAAATGGAATACATGACAGCCGATACAAAGGTCAATGGGTATATGGTCTACCCTCGATTCCTCTCGACTATTGACGTTAGCCCAACAGAGAAAATTGTTTACATTTACCTGTTCAATCGTGCAAGGTCGTCACAGAGGGCAAGCAGAAGCGGAAAGTTTACTGACCAACTAGGGCGAGTATACATCGTGTATCCCATCAAAGACCTTGCTGCCGATACAGGATTCACGGAACGATGGGTCAAGAAGTCTCTGAAAGAACTGGAAGAAACCGGGTTGATCGAGCGCAAGCGTGAAGGGAAGAACAAGCCCGATAAGATATACGTCAAAGTACCGGAAGAATCATCAAAGAGCGAAAAGGGAGGTGAACAATCATTCACCTGTGAGGGGAACGATGCTTCACCTGTGAGGGGAACAATCGTTCACCTCCTTAATATAGAAGAAAAGAAAAGAAAAAAAGTTATTAAGAAAGCGGGCGACCCGCCCGATGGGAACGCCATCACGCCGGACTTCGAAGATGTGAGCGAGTATTTTTTGGATGCTGGATGCGAGAACAGGATTGCCAGCAGATTCATGAACTACTATGAGGGAACAGGCTGGATGACCAAGACTGGAAAGCCTATAACAAACTGGAAGGCCTTTGCTGATATGTGGATTGACAGGGAACAGGAGAAGCAGCAGTATAGTGAACCAAAGTTCAATCGCTTGTAAAGGTTCTTTCCCCCTAAAACCCTCTATCTCCAAAAACTAGACCGTTAGCCAGCAGAGCAGACCGTAGGCGAGAACTGGCGTGAGGTTCGGATTGGTGGATAGTCTACGACTATTTCACATGGAAAATTGACTTCATTTTGCAGTCGGCTGAATATGTAAAAATGTTGCATAGCTGTATGAGTAGTTGATTGCAAATTGAAAGCAACTTACCAGCAGGAGCAGTTTGCTTTATTGGTTAAAAATATTGAGGTATTTAGCTTGCGACTATTCCCAGTAGAATGCTATGGATTGAACGAAATGTCATAGTGTGTTGATAGGAATTAAATCGGACGCGGGCAGACCGAATCGGATGATACGACTATTCCAGCAGAATAATGGTTAAAAAGATTGAGTAATTGTCTGCGACTATTATAATAAGTACGATGGTTAAAGATTTTGAGGTAACGTGACTGGGATTAAAATTGATAGGTGTCTTGACACATATTGATTTTGGGGATGTCTGACTACTTAGCGACTATCGCATCTTTCTTTCCCTAAAAGGCGAACGACTATTTCACACAAAAAATACGCGACTATTTGACGATGATTCGCAAGAAAATGCTACGACTATTACTCTGCGACTATCAGCGGACTGCTTGCTAATATACGATATATAGGACTTTCAAAGAGTGGTCATCTGACGACTTTACGACTATTCCACGACTATTTTATTGGAGAAATTACGACTATTGGCTACGACTATTCCAGCTGGAACGCTACGACTATTGCTGACCTCTATTAGCTATCGGGCGAAAGCCCGAAAAGAGCTGCGGCGCAAGCCGCCAGTGGTTCCGCGCCGCCCGCCGCGCTCCTGCTGCTGGACTGCCCCGCCGGGTGGAGGGTGCCAGATTGCAAGCCGCCGGGCGTGGGAGGTATCGAGACCCCGCCGGGCTGGCATGGTGTGCGATCTGCTGCACCGTCTGGCATGGATCCATAACAGGGGCGTACTCCTGCGCCCTTATATACATTATTATAATAGGGCGGCTGTGCTGACCTGTGCAGCGTCTAGGGGTGGCGGCGGTATCTAGTATAGGCTGAGGGCGTTCGGGTGCTGTGATACGCTCCAGCGTGGCGCGGGCGGTATTATAGCCGCTTGCGCCGGTTTGGCATCTGCGGCGTTAGAATGGGTCAAATTGACGGAAACGCCACTGCAAAGCCATGTGTGCTGTTTTACTCCGTGTGCGGTATAGTTGCATGGACGGAACAAAACGCGCTGTAAACGCTTGTATGGGGCTGTATTGCAGCAGAGCAAAATAAAAGCCCTGCACCCTCAGCAGATGCAAGGCAAAAGAAAAGCCCGGCCATTTCTGACCGGGTGAAATGCTTCTTATTTGGACGCTTTGAACAGCGCCGCAAAGAACCAGAAGAAAAACAGGATGCAAGAAAATATCACTTGTCGCACCTCCCTTTATACCACACTGAACCGCTTGTATGTGGTGCGCTTGCTGCACTCAGCATAAATGTCAGGGTGCGCTGCCTGTAAAAGCTTGCTATCGAGCCGGACGGAAGAAACATCTTTGTAAATGGCCTTTGCGGTGCCTTGTACCATCTCCGACGCACCGTGCATCATGTCGATGATTTCAGCCTTTACGGCGTCATTCATTGCTTCAAGTTCTTCAATGAGCCGCTTATTTTCGCGGTATGCGTTCACTTTCTTTTCAAAATCAGTCATTTTTACACCTCATTTAATAGCAAATGTATTCTACAGATTCCCAATATTCGTCATTTTCGGCGTTCCAAGAACGGATTTCATTTTTTTTAATTCGCTTGATAACGTCGTAGGCGTGGCCGTGATATACGGCATACCGATATTTTGTAGTATCTAATGCGCCAGCTTTAAGCAGCTTTGCACGGAATGCTTTCGCCATTGTCTTGCCTCCTTACTGCTCCGCCCGATTGTTGAGCCAGACCAGACAGAGAAGAAAGCCGGAAATCATGCCGCCCACATACCAGAGGGCGGCCCACTGGGTTGCATCGAGTACCAACATATTACTGCACCCCCTATCACATAATCTGGAACAGTGCAGACGTGCGGGCGGTGACGGCGTATAGCTTGCCGGTGGTGTTGCCCTTTACCAGTACGCCCGTAACGCCATAAATGCCGGTGCTGTATGCGATGGTCTTAAACCCGCATTCTGCAACGCGGAGTGCGTCAATCTCGGCAAAACGCTTTTTGGTCAAGTCCTCTGCGGCGTTGGTGGTAACATAGCGGCGGATGTCTTTTAATGTGGTTTTCATGCTTCATACCTCCGTGTATCCGTCTGCGATGGCTTGCGCCTTGATAGTGTCCATGTCCCGCTTTGCTACAACGGGGACGTCCTTAGATACCCATCCATCAGGGACGCGGGAAAAGGTCCTTGCGTTGGTATCAATGCACAGATAGTGCGCCATTCCGTATGTGGTGTTCTTGGTTCTGAATTCTAGTTTCATGGTTTTTGTCCTCCTGTTTTGTGGTGGTGTGGTGGTGTACATCCTCTGTACATTTACTATTATACATGATTAAACGTACAAGTCAATAGTATATTCAAGATTAAACGTACAAGCGCATAAAAACGTTGCGTGTGCAACATACAGGCGTTGTACGCTCCGCGCCCTCCAGCCCCCACGCCGCTACCTGTGATGTGCAGGCCGTCCGGGTGCGCTGGAGTGGACAGCGGCACACCGGCGGGGTATACAGCCGCCGCCCAGCCCCGCCCGGTCAGCCCCGTCACCACCGAAAAAATAAAAAAGGCTCAAAAAATCACCCCCACCCCTATTGCCAATCTCAAAAATTTTCCGCAAAAACAAAAAGACCCCTACAAAGGGTCTGTGTTCTGTGCTATACTTGCCTTACAAGCCTTGAAAGGGAGGAATCTACAATGGCTAAAAATAAAATGACAACGTGCAAGCACTGTGGTGCAGAGATTGCCGCAAGTGCAAAGGTCTGCCCTCAGTGTGGCGGTAAGAATAAGCCGCCCATCTACAAGCGTTGGTGGTTCATCGTTATTATCGTACTGATTGTTCTGTCTGCCATTGGCGGCTCTGGCAGCGGCTCTGACAGCTCTGCAAGCAGCAGTAAAGCAACGTCTAAGGCAAGCACATCCACCGCTTCTTCCGTTGCATCTGTTGTGCCTGAGATCAGCGAGGACGATTACAAGGCAGAGTGCCAGACTGTGGACTACAAGGAGCTGTGCCGTTATCCCGAAAAGTATGAAGGAACTAAGATTGTTGTCAAGGTAAAGGTCTCGCAGATTATTGACGCAAACTTCTCCGGCAGCGAAAAAGCATGGAGAACCTACACGGACAACAGCGGATATGGCTTCTATGCCGATGACGAGTATTATATGCTTGACAAGCGTGGTGGCGATGCTGTGAAGATTCTGGAAGATGACATTATCACCGTCTATGGTGAGTTCACCGGGCTTGAAAAAATCACCAGAGCGTTGACCAGCACTACCGATGAACTGCCCCGCATCGAAGTTAAGTACGCAGACCTCGTAGAGGAATAAGGAGAGCGCAATGGAAAAGAAAGAACCGAAAAGCGATTTGATTCCATGTGAACACTGTGGTCATATGATTTCCAAAACAGCGAAGTTTTGCCCTGAGTGTGGCGGAGAGAATAAGAAAAGAATGAGTGTTGGTAAAATAATTGCTACAATCATTCTTTGCATTATAACCTATTATCTTGTGTTCTTCTTTGCTTCTGCATTTTTGACTTCCTGATAACAGCACAAAAGCCAGCGGCTAGATATTCTCTAACCACTGGCTTTTCTTATGGGCTATTTACGATTTAAGTGTTGGGAACATGATAGGAGTGCTGACTTCTTCCTTTTCCCTGAGAATGTCGAGCAAACAATCATTGTATCCCATTGAATAGCTGTCCTCGCAAAAATGTTGTACGGACGTTGCTAGCGCTACACTTACAACTTCTCTTGATCGCTTATCCTCTGGCATGATGATTTCTAATGCCTGATTAAGGATTTCATGGCTTTTTTCTAAAACGGCTTTGTGCTCTTCGTTCTCAGCTTGTAGCCGAAACATTTCTTCCGAGTAGTCCATCAGCACGTCTCCATTCTAATCTGCTCACCAACAGGCAGATAGCCCGCTTCTTTAAGCTTGCTATAAATAAACTTCTGACCGGCTCTCGTCCAGCGGGTGACCTCTTTCGTCTTTCCGTTCGGCAGCTCGATTGGATGCCCGACAACGTATCCGTTGCCAAGATATTTCTTGTAAGGAATCCACTGCTTATTTACAACGTGTTGGATGCCCATTTCCTCAAGAATCTTGTTCAGCTTTCGAGCGGTCAGGCCGTAGTTCATGGCGATCTGTGTGGTTGTCAGGCTTTCGTCAGAGTGAAGCATCGCCTTTGCGTAGTCGGAATCAGGCTTCATCTTGGCGTTTTCCGCTTCCAGAGCCTTTACTTTCTTACGCTCCGTGTCGATAACACTGTTTGCGGCGATCAGAGCACGGCTCAACAGCATTTCCGTGGATTCAGGCTCCGGGTTGGTAAGCTTCTGTTCCATCTGATTGAAAGCATCAATGTACTTGAGTTTCCATTCAAGGGCTTCCTTACCAGTAAAGCCAAACGTGAGTAAACTGAACCCATCTCTGTTCATAAGGTACATCGGATACTGTTTACCACGATTTTCAAACGTGGTTTCGTAGAACATGGATTTGGTGGCACAATTTTGTGCCGCCAGTTCTTCGATTGAACGCAAAACAGTTTTGTGCTCTTTACCGAAGTGTTCTGCTACTTCACGGCTGGAAACGACAACCTGTCCGTTTTCGCTGATAAGATTGATAGCATATTTAACCTTTTGTTCCATAAAAACTCCTATGGTTCTTGCGGAACAAGCCAATTCCTGCTATAATAAGGCTGGAACAGCTTGTTCCAGTGTGGCTTATGATACGTTCGCTAAAGTTTGCCGACAGCAGCGAGCGTATCATTTTTCGTTTTCATCGGGCAGCGGATGGTTTTGCAGATACTCTGAAATGGCTCTGCGCATAAACTGGCTGCGGTTAAGGTCGCATACGGTGCAGTAGTGATTGATCTCTGCCAGCATTTCCTTGCTGACGTTGGCGTTACACTGCGCACCATTCGGGTTGTTGTACGTCATGCTCGTTCACCTCCTTTCGGCGTAATTATATTATACCGCAAAAACTCTCTTGCGTCTATATTTTACAATGTAATTTATAAAACATAGAATTTTGCGGCATAACATCAGTTTTTTGTAGCTGCTCCCGCTTCGTACCCTGCCCGATAGTTCAGTTCGGACAGCTTACCAAGTGCTTCTGCGTACTCTCTGTCCTCTCTGGTCGGCTCTTTGCCGTGGGCGAGGGTTTTCAAAAATTCTTCGGTTGTCGTGGGAAAGTTCATGTTTTTTGCTCCTTTCTATTGCAGAAGCGGTCTGCTTCTGCTATAATAACTGACAGAAACCGAGACTGCGCCCTTGGTTGCGTAGCTTCTGTTTTGTGGTGGAATAGGTCGTCAGTACTACTTTGGTCGGTGGGGCTGACGGCCTATTTTTTATGCCACAAAGGATAAATCTACCGTTGTTGGTTGATTCATCGTGTGTTCTGCTGTCTTAGATTATAGACGCTTGGTATATAGTTGTCAACTGCCCAATTTGTATAATCTGCATCAGATATTTCTGATTTTTACTCATTATAACGTAAATTTACGTTATTTGATAGTGCTCCCGTAAACGGATTAGTTTACCCTAGTGATAGTAACTCAAAAGATATTTTTCGATAATTCGTAAGGCTACTATTCAAGTATACAGTTTGTAAAGCAACGAAAAAGTTTACAGCCGTTTGACCACCCTATTGATAGTAAAAATTCAAAAATACGCAAACTTTCTCTTGACGATTAAACGTACATGATGTATAATGGGGTCAAGAAAGAGAGCTGGTAAAAATGAAAAATGTGGCTGCGTATGTCAGAGTTTCCACAGATGGGCAATGTGGCGAAGATAAATTCGGAATGGAAGCCCAGAAAGAGCAAATCGAAGAATACTGCCGCAAGAATGATATGAATATCATCAAGTGGTTTACTGATGCTGGTGAATCCGGTGCAAAGGAAAGGCCGGGATTTGACAGTATCGTGTATGGCGATGTTTCTAATCCTCCGTATGAAGCGGTTGTTGTTGCAAAAAGCGATCGAGTTGCAAGAGACATCAACGTTTATTATTATTACAAGATGCTTCTGCTCAAAAAAGAGATTTCTCTTATTAGCGTTGCGGAAGATTTTGGGAAAATGGGAGTTTTTTCTACAATGCTTGAAGCGTTTACCCTTTGCTGTGCTCAAATGGAGCGTGAGAACATCACGAAAAGGACTTCTAGCGGCAGAGCCATTAAGGCTGCAAGCGGCGGCTATAGCGGTGGAAAGGCTCCGATGGGATACGAAGTTAAGGACGGTGAACTTTCAATTAAAGAAGATGAAGCAATAATCGTTCGGCGTGCTTTTGAATTGCGTGATGCTGGCAATACAATTCGTGGCGTAGCAGACAGATTGAATGAAGAAGGCTACTGCGGAAGAAACGGAAAGCCGTTTACCTCTAGCACAATTCAATCCATTCTTGGAAACAGAAAGACCTATGAGGGCTATTACCGTTACGGTAAAAGTGATGAATGGGTAAAAGGAAAGCAGGAACCTATTTTGTAAAAATTGCGATTGCAGTTTTTAATAGAAAAGGCGGTAGCCCCACCACAGAACTACCGCCAAAGTGACCACCACCATTCTCAAAACAGAAAGAAATGGTAGCAGAAGCATTATACCATTTCTTCGGGAAGTCCGCAATAACAAAGGAGAAAATATGGACTTTGAAAAGCAAATGGAAAATTTGTCAGAAGATGAAAAGCATTATTGCGTGTATATCTGGTTTTTCATTGAACGCAAAGAACTCACGCCATTTTATGTTGGCATGGGCAGAAAAGGAAGATACAAAGACATTAACAAGAGGAGCGAGGCGTTCAAACAGTTTTTAGATAAGTACGAATGCGTCACTCTCAAAATCTCTGATGAATTGCCTAGAGATGTTGCAAGAGCAATGGAGATTTCGACAAAATATAAGCTGAAGGAAAAGGGTTACCCGATTATTGACGCAGAAGAAGATAAAACCGAATATAAGAGAAGATTTCTTGATGGAATCGCAAAGGCGAAAGCCGCTGGAAAATATAAGGGTAGAAAACCCACATCTTATAATTTTTCTTTGTATAAGGAACTTTACGAAAAGGTTTCGCAAAATCTTTTGACGGTCACGGATGCTGCCAAACAGCTTGGTGTGACCCGCCAGACATGGTATCGGATTGCTGAACAGAACAGGTGAAAGGAGCGGCTTATGGACAACAAAGCTGTGGAAGTTCCGGGGTGGTGGAGCGAAGAAGATATTCGCATTTTGACTCAAATGATGAACGGAGGGAGCCTTTTGGACATTATTCAGTGTGCAGAAGAATGCCGAAAGTCCACTTGGGAAAACAGAGAGTTTTGCGTATATAAATTAGTTCGTGCTGCCATCAAAGCAGCGGAAGGAGTTTGAAAATCAAGTCAATAAAGAAAATTTCTAAAACAGCATTATAAAACCGAATATTTTATTTTTGTGCAGTTGTAGGCACTCTTTACATTTTCAGGTAGGGGGTGCCTATTTTTTATGCAGCCAAAACAGTGTATCGCCATCATTGACAGTATCAAAGCGTATGCAAAGCAGAATCCGACCGAAGCACAGGTCTACGAGGACTGGTTTCAGGCGGTGGTGAACCTGAGAGATGCTTTGCCGCAAGACAAGCGGTTCGATGCATACAAGTACTCTGGTGAGCTGCGTTCCATCTGCGCAGCCATGATGGGCAAGATGAAAACAGGCGAGGACGTGGCGAAGGTCTATGACATTATCGGTCGGACGTATCTGTTTGAAGCAAAGGATGTGTTCGACAGCTATTGCATCTACCTTGAATGGAACCGTGCGCCGGAAAAAAAGTTCTACCAGCCGAGAAGAAAGGTGTTAAAAACCGTTGCGAACGCCCTGCAAGACCTTGCAGATGACAGACTGGACTTGCTGGCAATCTCGATGCCCCCCGGCTGTGGTAAAACGGCTCTAGCTATTTTCTATTTGACATGGCTTGCCGGAAAAACACCTGACGAACCGATGCTCACAGGCTCTCACTCGAACAGCTTTGTGCGCGGCGTTTATGACGAGTGCTTGCGTATATTCGACAAGGACGGAGAGTATCTGTGGAACGATGTTTTCCCGGACGTTGCCGTGTCGAACACCAATGCGAAGGACTGCCGCATTGACTTAGGCAAGAGAAAGCGCTTTGAAACGCTGGAATTTACGTCTATTGGCACTGGCAATGCTGGTTTGTACCGTGCATCTACGCTTCTTTACTGCGATGACCTTGTGTCCGGTATCGAAGTGGCACTTTCCAAACCCCGCCTTGATAAGCTGTGGGAAACGTACACCACCGACCTTAGACAGCGTAAAATCGGCAACAAGTGCAAGGAACTGCATATTGCTACACGCTGGTCTGTACATGACGTTATCGGCAGACTAGAGCAAAACTACGGCGATTCCGACAGGAACAGATTCATTGTTATGCCAGCAATGAACGAAAAAGACGAATCCAACTTCGATTATGACTACGGTGTAGGATATAGCACAGAAACGCTCCGCAAGCAACGCGAAGTCATGGATGAAATGAGCTGGAAAGCGCTGTACATGAACCAACCTGTTGAGCGTGAAGGTCTGCTCTTCCCTGCCGATGAACTGCGGTATTTCAACGGCGTTCTGCCTGATGGTGAGCCTGATCGTAAGCTCATGGTCGAAGATATTGCTTGGGGCGGCGGCGATTTTACATCCGGCCCCATCGCCTATGTTTATAATGGTTCTGTGTTTATTCCCGATGTTGTTTTCAATAATGGCGATAAAACCGTTACCAAGCCTGAAACGGTCGGAAAAATTATTCAACATAAATTGAACACATACAGAGGTGAAGCCAATAATGGTGGCGATGAATACTGCGATAGTATAGACAGTATGCTTCGGCAGCAAGGCTATCACTGCTCTGTTCGCAGCCAGCGTGCGCCCAGTGGTCAAAGCAAGCTGTCAAGAATCATCCAGTATGCGCCGGACATCAAACGGTTCTATTTCCTTGACGAAAAACACCAGTCGAAAGAGTACAAGTCATTCATGGAACAGGTGACGATGTTCACACAGCTTGGCAAAGTTCCACACGATGATGCACCGGACAGCCTGGCACAGCTTGCCGATGAATTGTATAACGGAATCAGTAAAATTGAGCCTGTCAAGAGGCCTTTTTGATAAAAGTGTCATATATAGCAGTCCTTGGAAACAAAAATTTGATTTTGGGTTGCATTTTGGCTTAAAATATAAACAGGAAGATTTGCAGCTTCCTCTAATGTATTGCATTGACGTGGTTTTAGTCATTTTTACTCGTCAGTTTATTGCATTACACTCCTTTCTCACTCACCCGCGACAGCTGCCTTTCTCTGTCGCGGGGATTATATGTTGCGTTTTCGAGTGGACGAAACGTTGTTTGTACTCCCCCAACTGACACGAAGCG